AATCAAGAGATTGAAATATATGATCCAGGTGAAAGTATATTAAGAGCATCAGATGGTAGATATGTAAAAGAAAATAGTATTAGAGTAGGTGATCCTGCATTAGGAAATACAGAAACATTATTAGGAACAAACATTACTGGTTTAAGTAGTGGTGCTACTGGTAAAGTAGAAAGAATCAACAGAACAACTGAATCAGGATTTATTGTGCAAGAACTTTTCTTGTCAGGTATCAGTGGTGACTTTCAAGATTTAGAATTAGTAAGGAATAGTGGCAATACAGTTAATGCAACAATCTATAATATTACAGGTACTATAACAGGTATCAATTTAGAAGATAAAGGTGCTGGATATGTTATTGGTGATAGTTTAACATTATCAACACCAACATCAACTAGAGATGGTACAGCCACAGTTGCAGAAACAGATAACTTTAGTGCAATTCAATTTGCAGTATCACACGGTGGTAAAGGTTATACACTAGGAAATAACATCACTGCTATTACAGCTGATGATAATGGAACAGGTGCAGCTTTTTATGTTTCATCTTTAAGTAACACTGAAGTTTTATTAATTGATAGTGATGATATATTAGCAGTAGCTGATGTTCCATTAAATGTTACAGGTGGTACAACAAACTCAAACACAAATACAGCTTTTGCAAGACTTGGAGCTAATGCTAGATCATTAAGTGCTAACTTAGCAACAGCTAATGTTAATAGTAAACTTGGAAGTGCATTAGCATTTACAAATACAACTGTAGGAACAATCAATAGTGTTTATACAACAAGCTATGGATACAATTATGTTAACATTCCAACCATATCAGTAAGAAATCCAGCAGTTGCAGAATTAAGATTAGTGGATCCAGATAAACCAACTACATTCAAAGGTAATAATGCTATTATAACAGCTACTCATGTTGATGGTGCATTAAGGTCAACAACAGTAACAGATGGTGGATTAAGTTTTAACAAATATGAAAATTTAAGTATTGTTAATAATACAAGAACACCAACAGCTAACGCAACAGGATTACCTTCAATTACAGGTTTAAGATCATATGAAGGTAAGTATACAGATACAAAAGGTTTCTTATCTTGGAATAACAGATTACAAGATAACTTCTTTTATCAAGTTTATAGTTATGTAATAAGATCTAAAAAAGCATTAACAATCTATAAACAGTTTGTAAATAATTTATTGCATCCAGCTGGAACAAAAATGTTTGGTGAATATACACAATCAAGTAATGTATCAGTAGGAACAGTAATGTTAAGTAATGTATCAGTATCAACTGCTTCTAAATCATTTGATTCATCTTCGATTACATTTGATTCAGGCAATACCACATTTGATGCTTTTTAATATAAATAGAACAAGGAATAGAAATGGACAAGTTTACAGAAATATTAGATAGGTTGAGATTATTTCCAAGATTATTCATTACAGTTTATATTTGGATGTTTTATGATGTTGTACAATGGTTTATGTCAATACCAGAACCAACAAATCAACAAGCTGGTTTAGTTTCAATAATAGTTGGAGCAGGCGCTGCTTGGTTTGGTTTATATGTTAGGAGTAAATAATGGCTAAACAAACAGTCGATATAGGTTCAACAGCAAATGATGGAACTGGTGACAGTATTCGTAATGGTGGAGATAAAATTAATGATAATTTTACAGAACTATTTAATGCATTAGGAAATGGAACAACGATAGCTGCTAATACAGGAACATTAGCTTCTAATGCTTATCTTATAGCTTCTTATCAATCAAATACACAAATATCTTCAAGATTAAATGCTTTTGCACAAGTTGCAAATGTAGCAGCTTTAGCTGCCTTAGCAAATACAAATACAGCAATAGCACAAAGAGCTCAAGTTGCAAATGTTGTTACATTAGCTGCATTAGCTAATACAAATAGTGCAATTGCAAAAAGAGCAGAAGTAGCAAACGTTGCAAGTTTAGCTGCATTAGGAAATACAAATTCAAGGATTAATTTAGTTAATACAAACTTAACTGGAAGTAATACTGCTTTGAGATTACTTATTAATGATAGAGTACAAGTAGCAAACGTTGCTCCTTTATCTGCTTTAGGTAATACAAATTCAGCAATTGCAACTCAAACTGCTAGAGTAACATTAGTCAATACTAATCTTACAGGAACCAATACAGCTATAAGAACATTAGTAGCAGATAGAACTCAAGTAGCAAATGTATATGCAATTGTACATAGTGGTAAAAGTTATTCAACAGTTCCAAACTATGGAGCAGCAGTAACATATGATATATCTGCAAATGGATCCTCAGCTTATATTGTTTCTAATATGGGTTTTGGTAAAGGTGGTGCAGCATTTAACAATCCAGAACTAACAGTAAGAAATGAGTCTACAGTTGCTTTTGACTTAAATGGTTTAGCTGGAGCGCATCCATTCTATATTAGAAGTGGTGCATCAGGTACAAATTATTTTTCAAATACGTTGATTCATGTTGCAGTTGATGGTACAATAAGTACAGGAGCAAGTGCTCAAGGAAAGAATACAGGAGTTTTATATTGGCAAATACCACACGACATAGTTTCTTCTGGCAGAGATTCTTACACTTATGTTTGTGCATCACACCCATCTAATATGAAAGGAAATGTTCATGTTAAAGATACTGGAGCAATCTAATGTCAGCTACTTCGACTAAGAGGTTGTCTTATCATATAGCTGACCAATTTAAAGAGTCATTCAGTGAAGCAAGTCCATCAAGACTTTATTTGTTTGTAGGTAGGACTGGTCCTTACTCAAATGATTCAGTAGCATCAACTCCAACAGATACAGTTCAAAAACAAGACTATAACATTTACAAACAAATGTTAGCAGCAAAAAAAATTCAAGAAACAGATGTAACTTATGCCATAGTAAGAAGAAACTGGTCTAATAATCAACCATATGCTGAATATACAAATACAACTTTAAATTCAACATTACATAATAGTGCATTTTATGTCTTTACTTCAGATAGAAATGTATACAAATGTTTGTTTAATAATAAAGGTGCAAACTCAACTGTAGAACCAACAGGAACAAGTACAGGTATTACTTCAACATCAGATGGATATCAATGGAAGTATATGTTTACAGTTAGTACAGCTGATGTAGGAAAGTTTACAACTTCTGCTTTTATTCCAATTAAAGTTATTACAGCAGATGATAGTTCAGGACAGTTTGCAGTTCAAACAGCAGCTGTTGATGGAGCTATAGATGTAATAGATGTATCTGCAGGTGGATCAGGATATCTAACTAATAATGGATCCTTTCAAGCAGTTACAAATTCAACTTCAATGAGAATAGCAACTACTGCAAGTGCAAATGATAGTGTATATATTGGAAGTACATTATACATTGATGGAGGTCTAGGTGCTGGTTTAATCAGGGAAATAACGTCGTATACAGGTGCGACTAGAACAGTTACAGTCAACACAGCATTTTCTACTTCTCCTAATACTTCTTCGACTTATATTGTAAGTCCTAAAGTTTCAATATCAGGAGATGGTACTGGTGCAGCTGCTTACTCAAATGTAACAACTGGAGGTACAGCTGTCAACTATATCAATATGATTAGTACAGGAACAAATTATACAAATGCAACTGTTACTATATCAGCAAACACAAGTTTTGGATCAGGTGCAACTGCAGTACCATATATTGGTCCAAGAGGTGGACATGGAAAGAATGCAAGAGAAGAATTAGGCGGTAGTTATGTAATGGTAGCTACAGAGTTAAGTGGTAACGAATCAAATACATTACCTCAAGAAAATGATATTAGAACTTTTGGTATTATAGCAGATCCAATAGAAAGAAGTACTGGTGCTGCAGCTAACACTGGTAACTTTGATATGACAACAAGATTAACTTTAAGTGGTGCAACAGGAGACTTTAGAGCTGATGAATTAATTACAGGTGGTACAAGTGGTGCTACAGGTAATGTAGTTAGTTTCTCAAATACTAATGCAGCTAATTCGGCAGGCACGCTTAGAGTGATAAATATAACAGGAAGATTTCAGAATAATGAAACTATAACAGGTTCGGTTTCGTCTAAGACAGCAACAATTAACCCTGCTTCTAATTCAGACTTGACTTTTTATAAAGGTAATGTACTATATACAGAAAACATTTTGAAGTTAACTAGATCGGTAGATCAAATTGAGAATTTTAAGGTAATATTTAGTTTTTAGGATAATTTATGGCATATTCATCAGATGTATCAAATACAGTAGCGATATCAACGGATCTTAATGTTGATCCATATTATGACGATTTCAATGAAGAAAAGAATTTTCATCAAATATTATTTCGTCCAGGTTTAGCAGTACAAGCAAGAGAATTAACTCAAATGCAAACTCTGTTGCAAAGACAGACTAGCAGATTTGGTTCTCATGTATTCACTGAAGGTACAGTAATTCATGGTGGAGCCAAAACATTTAACACAAATATTCCTTTTGTTAAAATAACAGATAAAGACAATGGTAATAATTCTATTGTTATGTCAACTTTAGTTGGAAAAACTATAACAGGTGCAACAACTGGAGTGACTGGTGAAATTATAGACGTATTGACTGGAACACAAACAGCAGCAAATACAAATACATTATATTTAAAGTATACAGGTTCAGGAACATCTAAAACATCAAAGACATTTAGTGCTGGAGAAGTCTTAACTTTTGCTGGTGGATCCAATTCAACTTATACAAACGCAACTGTTTTAAGTTCAGCAAATACACCAACAGGTAATGGTGTTTATTTTGCATTGAGTGATGCTATTGTTTATGCTAAAGGTCAGTTTATTAGACATGCAAATGCTGGTATAGTGGTTGGAAGATATACTCAACAACCAAGTAGAATAGTTGGTTTTAGAGTAAATGAAACTATAGTAACAAGTAATACAGATACAACATTATTAGATCCAGCTCAAGGTGCTTACAATTATACAGCGCCAGGTGCTAATAGATTAAAATTATCAACAGCATTGACTTCAATACCATTAGATGTGTCTGGTGATGCACCAGCTACTAATAATTTCTTTTCTTTGTTTAGTCTTGATACAGGACAAAAATTTGAAGAAGCCAAACAACCTTTATATGCTGACTTAGCTGAAGAATTAGCAAGAAGAACATTTAAAGAAAGTGGTCATTATACAGCAAGACCTTTTAAATTTAATATTAGAGAAAACTTAATTGATGGAACTAATTTAGGATTAAAAACATCTGCAGCAGGTGGTCAAGCTAATATATTAAGTGTTGGTATTGAAGGTGGTCATGCTTTTGTCAAAGGGTTTGAATATGATTATGAAAACTTAGATACAATTTACATTGATGTAAACAAAGGAACAAATACACAAGTATTTGAATCTGTAACTACTACACCTAATTATGGTAAGTTTGTTAAAGTTAAAGAAGTAGCTGGTAACTTTGACCCAACTAAACTACCTACACTAAGTTTAAGAGATGCAACAGGAACTGCTCATACAAGTAAAACTTTTGATGCAACTGCAGCTCCAGGTAACGAATTAGGTACTGCAACATTAAGAACAATTAAACATGAACAAGGAAACACAGATGTAGCTGGTGGTGTATTCAGATTATATATTGATAATATTAATTTAACTTCATCAGGTAAACAATTTGCTAATGTCAAATCAGTATTCATTTCGAATGCAGTTTCAGGATCAAGTAAAAATTTCTTAGCAGATACAGTATTAGAAAATGCAAATTCAACTTATGGTGGAAGTGCAGTATTAAATGAACCAACATTTAATACTTTAGTTTATGGATTACCATTCAAAGGTATAAAAACTATTAGAGATGGATCCAATAGTGTTGAAACATTATTTACATTTAAAAAAGGTTTTGATATAACGATAGCTACTGATGGTACTGCTTCAATAGCAACAGGTGACTCAAGTCACAATTTTACAACAACAGGAACACTTAGTGCATCACAAAAAGATGAATTATTTACTATTATAGCCAAAAACCAAGTACTTAGTACTCAACTAGGAACAGTATTAGCAAATAGTACAACAACAGCTGTTACAGGTACAGGAACAAAATTTGATTTACTAAAAGTTGGTGATAGAGTAAGATTAGGTCCAACACATATTCATACAGTTAATTCAATATCAAGTAACACAGCTATGACATTAGTAACAACACCAACTGCAGCACAAAATGTTGCAAGTGGTAATGCAATAGCTAAAGTAATTGAAAGTGGTCAAGTTGTTGATATGTCTATGACTGGTACAACTGGAGTAGGTGCTACAAGATCTATTGTTATTGGATCAACAACTACTGCAACATTAGATTTAAAAGAAGCATTTAATACTTCGTTATCAGCAAGAGCAATAGTATCACTTAATAAAGTTAATGCAAAAGAAGCTGCTAAAACATTATCAGCAAATGTATTCGTAAGAATTAATCCTAACACTCACTTTAATAAAACTTCAAGTGGTCCATATCCATTAGGAGTGACTGATGGATTTAAAATTAGAAAAATCTATATGTCAACTTCTAATAATATTGCAGCCAATACAACTGGAACAACAGATGTAACTTCAAGTTATTTCTTTGAAAGCGGTCAAAAAGCTGGCCATTATGATATAGCACAGATAAGACTAAAGTCAACAGGTACAGCTCCAACAGGACAACTACTTGTAAACTTTGATCATTTCAAACACAGTTCTTCATTAGGTCAAGGATATTTTAGTGTAGATAGTTATCCTGTAGATGATGATAAAGGTACTAATTCATTAACAAGTATTAAAACATTCCAGATTCCAACTTATATTAATCCACAAACAGGTGATGAATATAATTTAAGAAACAGTATAGATTTAAGACCTAACAAAGCTAACACTGCTAATCCAACAAGTACAATAGCTTCTGCACCAACTAACCCAGCTAACTCAAGTACATTTACAACAACTGGTGATGGTCAGTTCTTACCACTAACAGGTAAACAAATATCAAAAGATTTACAAATATATCTTGGTAGAACAGATAGATTAATATTAGATGAAGAAGGTAGATTAACAATTAAAACAGGTATAGCTAGTGATCAAAAGATACCTCCAATGGCTGCTTCTGATGTAATGACATTAGCGTTTATTAGTATACCTCCATATCCTTCTGTATCACCTTTTGTAGGAAAGGTGAATGAAAGAGAAGATTTAGCTGTTAGTATTAGACCAGTAGATAATAGAAGATTTACTATGAGAGATATTGGTCAGTTAGCAGAAAGAATAAACAGATTAGAATATTATACTTCTTTGTCATTATTAGAAAAAGATGCACAACAATTACAAATTTTAGATACAGCAGGTTTGGATAGATTTAAAAATGGTATCTTAGTTGATAACTTTACCGGTCATGGAGTCGGTGAAGTAATTAATCCAGATTACAAAGCAGCAATAGATCCAGACCAATCATTATTAAGACCTTCATTTGCAATTGAAGAGATTGCAATGATTGCTAATACAGTTGGAACAAGTAATGTTATAAGAAAACCAAGAGATGTTTTCTTAAAAGTTAACTTTACTGGAGCCAATACAACCGGTATAACATTTAACGAAACAGTATCTGGTTCAACTAGTGGAACAACAGGTAGATTAAAATACAACACTTCTGCTAATGCTGACTTGTTATTACTTGAAAATGAAACAGGATCAGGTTTTGTAGTAGGAGAAACAGTTACTGGAGCAACTTCAGGTTTAACAGCAACTGTAACAACAGTTACAAGATTAGATAATGGTCCGTTAGCAACGTTAGATTATGATCACAATGACTTAGTTGATCAACCATTTAAATCAACAGAGTTTAGAATATCAAGTGCAGAATTTAGTGACTTTATTGGTAAGATAGATTTGAACCCTGATTTTGATAACTGGGTTGATACAACTACTAAACCTGATCTAGTTATTAATCATGAAGGTAATTATGATAACTGGGTTGCATTGTCAGATGCATGGGGTACTCATTGGAATGATTGGAATAACATAGTTGCTGGATCAGTAACATCAGAAGAATATATGTTAGAAGATTATGGTGATTATACTGAATCTACAGCTTTAAGTGGTGGTAGAACTCAAATCGATACTTATGAAAACAAAGCATTGTTTGTTAATGAAACAGTTGAAAATAGACAAACAAGAACAGGTATTAAGATAAAAGCAAAACCTTTTATCAATAAAGAAACTTTAGGTAACAGAGTAGTTGATGTAGATATTATTCCTTATCTAAGATCAAGAAGAATAGAATTCACAGCAAGAGGTATGAGACCAGCCACGAGAGTGTTCCCATACTTTGATGATACATTAGTTACTGCTCATTGTAAACCAACAGGTGGATCATTGGGTGGAAACTTAGTTACAGATGCAGGTGGATCAGTAAGTGGTGAGTTTATTATACCAAATAACGCAACTCTAAAATTTAGAGTTGGATCCAAACCATTTACTTTAAAAGATGATGGTGGTGCTGCTTCAACAACAGACTATACAACTATAGCTTCAGCAACATATCATGGTCAAGGTATATCTCAAATTGAACAAGAAACTATCACTTCAACAAGAGAACCAATATTTGAAAAAGAAGAAATAGAAGAAACAAGAACTGTATTTACTGATGTTGCAAGAGTTAGAATATCTAATGATCTTATTTCAACTACAATTGTTAATCCTGCTTCTTCATGTAGAAGAGGTTGTAGAAGATGTTTCTTAGCTGGAACACCTATTACAATGGAAGACGGATCTATCAAACATATTGAAGAATTACAATTAGGTGATAGAGTTAAAGATGGTGGATTAGTTGATGGTTTAGGTTCATTCTTAGCAGATAACATTTATGATTACCAAGGAATCTATGTTGCAGGATCTCACGCAGTTAAAGAAAATGGTGAATGGAAACGTGTTGAAGATTCAGATCTAGGTAAACCATTAAATGATGATGCTACACATATAGTATACACATTAGGTTGTGAAAATAAACGAATTGACATAAACGGTATAACATTTACAGATTACTTTGAAACAGAGCATCAAGATATGTTAATTAAGATGCAAGATGAGTTTCCTTTTGAAGATATTGATTTTGGATCATATAATGAAGTATATGAAAAAACTAGAATAGATTCTTTGAATGGAAAGTTGACTCAGTCTGGTTTTTATAGTACACTACAGTAAAGGAGCAAAAATGGTAAAAGGATGGTTTTTAGGAATGCTTACATTCCTTGCAATAATTATGGTAAATGGTTGTTCATTACTTACAAATGGAAATGATACAGCTTACAAGGACTTACCTAACCATAGTCACATTAAATGTACTGGTGACTGTGATGTTAAAATTAAATGACACAAAAAGAATGTTTTGAATTATTCAAAAAGCATTTTGATCAAATTAAACAAGAGTTCTTAAATCACAAACAACAAACTAAGTTAGATCAACATGACTTTTCTGATGGTGCTGGCACTTATGTAAAAGGTGAGTGGTATGCTATTGGAATTAGTTGTATGGATACTAAAGTTCAAGACGAAAAGTTATATCCAACATTATATTCTATCCTCGACAAGTTTCCTCATAAGATGAACTGTGCATTTATGGTTGTAGAACCTAACACAAGTATAGGTACACATAAAGATAGAGAAGGTGGATGGAGATATCAGTTATGTATAGATGATGGTGGAGGTAATAATAGTGGATTAGATTATTGTTTTGTTAATGAAAATGGATGGCCACAAACAGAAACTCATATATTTAAAACTGGTAATTCAATAGTTATTCAACCTGGTAAAATGCCACACAATGGTTGGAATAATAATAAGAATAAAAGAGTTACATTATTGCTTGACTTTTTTGATGAAAACTGTTATAGTAAGGAAGCATATAAAACATATTATAAAAAATATGATGATGCATTTAAGTTAGAACAATTGGTGAAAACATATGAGCAAAGGAAAGTTGCCTAAGATATTAATTATTGGTCATACAAGAGGCATTGGTAAAGCAATATATGACTATTATAATAATAAAGGATATAAAGTAAAAGGACTTAGTAGATCGAATGGTTATCATTTATGTGAACCTACTAAATTTGAAAAATATATTTGGGCTTATGATTGGATTATACTTAATGCATTTTATTATGATTCACAGTATAAACTTCTTAAACATATAGTTGATCATCACTCAAATAAACCAAAGAAGGTTGTTGTTTTAACAAGTACATCAGGTACAGATGTTTGTTTTGATAAAACATTAAATGTTGATAGTTATAAAGAATATAGTAAACATAAGAAAAGATTAATTAAATATATTGAGAAAATACAACAAGAAATTATAGAAAAACCTATGCAAATATTTGATGTTTGTCCAGATGTAGTTGACACTGAAATGAGTAAAGGTTTATGGATGGATGCTAAGAAATTGGATCCAAAAGAAGTTTCTAAAGCAGTACAATTTTGTTTAGAAAGTAAATTTAATATTAATAAAATAGTGATACAAAAAAAATGTTAGGTAATGAGTTAACTAAAAGTGGTAGACAAGAAGCATGTCTAAATGAACTACAAAGTAGTTATAAAGAAATATATAATTGTTTTAAGAAACAAAAGAATAAAATATTCTTTACTGAAAAAGACTTTGAGGAGTCTCCTGATTATGAATATATTGACAATGTAACTAACTCGCATGTAGATTATACTGAAACAAGAGATAACTGGAAACTATTTCCTTTATATTATCATGGTGGAGTAAAAGTTCAACAAACAAAACATTATCAAAAATTATATTCTATATTAGATAGTTTTCCTAATATAGCATCAGCATGTATTATAGTTGTAAAACCATATACACAAATAGGCAGACATAATGATTTAGAACCTGGATGGAGAGCACATATAACTTTAGAAAGTGGTGGTCCAGATACAGGTTTAATTTATGAAGATAACGGTAAGAAAGTAGAACATTCCTTTACAGATGGATCCTTAAATATTATGCAGCCTAGATCAAATTATCATAGTGGTTGGAATAGAAATCCAAAAGAAAGAGTAAACTTAGTTGTAGATTTTTATAATGGAAGACATGCAAATGAAATGGAAATTAAAAAATATATTAAAGAATATAATGAAGTGTTTTATGGATTAGATAATATGCATGATTTTTATGAAGCCAAAAGAATATTTGGTAGTCAATATACACAAACATTTGCACAATTTTTAGAAGGTGAGTTAAAGTATGCTGGTTAGACCTTGGAGTAGAGATTTAGATTACAAAGTTTTAGTCAAGTGGTGGGATCAACATGATTTTGGAAAAGTACCTAAAGAATGTCTACCACCATTAGGTTTAGTAGTTGAAGATGCATTGGGGACATCTATATGTGCAGGTGGTTTATATGTATGTGATGGTACTAAGTTTGGTTTTATGGAATGGGTTGTTGGGGATCCAAAAGCATCTCCAAAGTTATTACACAAATGTTTAAAGTTATTAATAGATGGTTTAATTAAATTAGCAAGAAAAGAAGGATGTTTATTATTGTATACTGTAACAGAGAATCCAGGTTTACATAAAAGATATGTTAAGTATCATGGATTATCTAAAGGTGAAAACAGTGCAAGAACTTTTGTTAAAGATCTTACAGATGGAAGCTATGGTCCTTTGTTATGGGCTAAAAGCCAAGAAGTACTTGACGAAGAACAAGATAATTAGTATAAATAATACAGAAAAGGTAAAAATATGGCATTAATGAATTTAGCACAATCATTTAGGGTTACTAATAGACCTGGTGGTTGTTTCGCGACAAAAGTTGATTTGTACTTCTCTCAAAAAGATTCAACACTTCCAGTAACGGTATCTATAAGAGAGATGAGAAATGGTAAACCTACACAAAGATCATTACCATTCTCATCTGTAACAAAGTTTCCAAGTTCAACAGGAGCTCCAAGCTCAGATTTAGCTACTCACGTTCACAGTTTTGGTATTGTAGATTCAGACTTTACTACAGCTGATGCTGCAACTCAACCAACAACCTTTCATTTTAGATCACCAGTATTTTTAAAAAATGATGTTGAGTATTGTTTAGTTATAACACCAGCTGGTAATAGTAAAAATTATAAAGTATGGGTTGCAAAACTAGGAGAGTTTGATGCCGGAACAACAAACATTATAGCCAAACAACCAGCTGTAGGTACTTTATTTTTATCTGCAGATGGTTTAAATTATACTGAGTCTCAAGATATAGATTTAAGTTTTAATATGTATGCAGCTTCTTTTGAAGACTCTGGAACATTGGTTCAAGAAAATGAAAAGTTTGATGACTTAACAGTCTCAAGTATTCAAGGAAATTTTCAAGTTGGTGAATTAGTATTTGGTAATACTTCAAGTGCTAATACATTTGCAAACACTGCTGGTGTTGGTATAGTTAAATCATATAATGCTAATGCTGTAGTCAAATTAGTTTTAACAAATAGACAAGGATCCAGATTTACTTCTGGTATGAGAGTTAATGGTGCAGAGTCAAATGCTATCGCAACTATTAATGGTATTAATGATCACTTACAAGATGTGGTTCATTATAACTTTGGTGTAATTAATCCACCCGACACAGTTTTATCAACTGATCTTAAAGCAACATCAAATGGTAATGTTACTGATAGTACATTTGAAACTAAGATAGAGCTTAATAAAGATAATGAAATGATTAGTGTCAAAAAAGTTTTAAGTTATAGTAATGAAATAACTAACAACAGTGGTAAGAAATCTAGTCTAGTAAGATCAGCTATGTCAACAGTTAATCCAAATCTCTCACCAGCTATAGATGTTGAAAAATCAACATCTTATGTAATCAATAATTTAGTTAACAATGTTTCAACTGGAGAAACAAGTACAAGTGGTGGTGATGCTGCTGCTAGATATATTACAAGAAGAGTTACATTAACAGAAAATCAAACAGCAGAAGATTTAAATGTATTTCTGACAGCTTATAAACCAGATAAAACAAATATTAAAGTTTATTATAAAATACTTAACTCATTAGATTCAGATGACTTTGATGATAAGAGTTATGTTGAAATGACACAAAGTACAAATACAGGTGTAAATTCAGTAGAGAAAAAATTAGATGACTTTATTGAATATAAGTATGTTATTGCATCAGCTAATAAAACAGGAACAGGTGGAGAAGTTACATATACAAATGCAGCTGGATCTACATTTACTGGATTCAATACATTTGCACTTAAAATAGTAATGCTTAGTAGTACAGATGTGGTTGTTCCACAAATAAGAGATATGCGAGCAATTGCATTACAAATCTAATGGCAAAAGAATACGTTCAAGTTAAAGATCAAAAAGATTTAGTTAGGGATCCAAATAGTAAAGCTATCCTCAATACTAATGTTGAAGCGTTACATGCATATAAAAAAAGAAAACAAACTTATGCAAAGATTGAAAAAATAGATCAATTAGAAGATAAAGTAAAAAGCATAGAAAATAAAATTGATGAAGTGTTGACAACTTTGAAAAAAGTGTTATAATGAATTATGTTCAAGAACCTCTTTAGTGTTCCTATATTCCATGGGAAACTAGATAATTGGAAAAAATATAATAGAGATTTGCTTCCTGTATGTCATGAAGTAAGAAAAGAAACTGATGACATGAGTGAGTTACCATGGAACTGTCATGTATGGTCAAGTTATGCATATGATGACCAGTTATTTAAAAGACCAGAGTTTCAAGAAATATCCAGAGCAATAGCAATATATGTCAGAGCTTACATGGACAAACGCCAATGGAAAGGTGAAGCTAAAATGTTAATGACTGAGCTTTGGGTTAACTATCAAGAAAAATATCAATATCAAGAATACCATGATCATAGAGAAAGAGTTATATCAGGAATATATTACATAGATGTACCAGAAGGAACTCCTGGTATAATGATGCAGACTCCACTCAAAGCTAACTTTGATGATTTATTTTTTAATGAAGATGCTGTACAAGAAGTCAACCATTTGAAGATTGAAACAGGAGACATATTATTATTTCCAAGTTGGTTAAACCATGGTGTCAAAGCTAACATGACTGATAATGCTAGAATAAACATAGCATTCAATTTTGGTATACCGGAATTAGTAGATGCACTTAGCTAATGTTTACGATAACTTAATATCAAAAGATAAGTTGATTGAGATAGAAAAATATGTTAGTCAGTTTGAATATAGTAGATTTGAAACAGATACAGAAGAATATGATTTTAAAACTGACACATATGACTTTAAAAAGAACGATCCATTTTTATTAGAAGTACAAAAATTATTTTGGGATAAATTAAAAAATAATGTTGACATTATATTGACAAGGTTGTACTGTAATAAATTAAAAGCTGGAGATAGTCCAACATCTCATTATGATGGCAAATACGAAACCGATACTACTGTTTTAGTGTATGCAAACACACAGTGGGATCACAATGAAGGCGGTGAAACTCTGTTTTATAACGAAGATAAAGAAGTTGTACAAGCGATAGTACCAAAGCCTGGTAGAGTAGCCATATTTCCAGCAAATATACTT